CCTTCAGGTCGTCAAGAAATTAAAATAATACCTGTAATACTTGGAGCAAAAAGTAAAGGTCTAAGCATGATTCTTATGGGTGCACTTATTATTAGTGGGATGTGGATGATCGGGGCAAGTTCGATAGGCACTTTAGCAGCCGGAAATCTGGGGGTAATCGGTACTATTAGTCATGGAGTAACTATATCTGGAGCTCTGGGCTCTATGGCTATGAAGTTCGCAGGATCCTTAATACTAGGAGGGATCTCCGCTATGTTAGCGCCAACCCCAGAAACTCCAGATACTGCGGATAAGCCTACAAACTATGGGTTCGATGGAGCAGCTAATACAGCTAGGCAAGGTTATGCTATCCCTGTATGTTACGGGCAATTATTAATAGGGGGAACTATTATCAGTTCAGGGGTTTCACCAGAGGATTATACACCATGAGTAATAACGGTTGGGTTAGAGGTGCTGGTGGTGGTAAAGGCGGTGGCGCTGGTAGTACTCCTAAAGAAGACGACGATACATTATTTTCAGAATCTAAAGCTAGAATTATTGATCTGCTGTCCGAAGGTGAAATAGTAGGGTTATTAAGTGCTGAAAAGTCTATTTATCTAAATGAAACCCCATTAAAGGATTCTGCAGGTAATAGCAATTTCGATGACGTAGTCTATTCTACTAGAGAAGGTACAAACTCTCAGGCTTATATACCGGGGTTTGCAGGGACAGAAAATTCAGTTGGCGTAGGGATTTTAGTAACTAAGGACGCCCCTGGAGCTATAATTAAAACATTTTCGTCTACTACAGTAGATGCTGTAAAAGTTTTACTATATACTCCTTCCCTTTTAGATGCAGATAATGATAATGGAGACTTACATGGATCTGCTGTATCCTTCAAAATTTGGTTAGAAAAAGATAATAATGGTTCTTGGTACGCAGCAAAAACAGACTCTTTTACAGGAAAGACATCAGCAAAGTATGAAAGAGCATATAGGTTAGATATACCAGCGGCTTGGAAGTCCTCTGGATTCACTACTATAGCTATTAAAGTAGAAAGAACCAGCGATGACGCTACTTCTACAAAAATTCAAAATGAAATATATTTTGGTTCTTATGCTAAAATTATAGATAATAAATTAAGATATCCTAATAGCGCTATAATAGCTACACAAGTAGACGCTAGACAGTTTACTTCTATACCTACCAGAGCGTATGAAATAAAAGGAGTAAAAATAAAAGTTCCTAGTAACTATACTCCTTACGATGTGGGGCATTGCTCCCTATCGGGTTATAGGCGCCAGGATAGGTGTACGCAAGCGGGAGGCACTTGGACAGGTACCTCGCCNCTGGAGATACTTTGTACACAGGCTCGTGGAACGGTACATTTGATGTTGAATGGACTTGTAATCCTGCTTGGATTTTATATGATTTATGTACTGATGATAGGTACGGACTAGGTCAATGGCTGTCTGCTAATCAGATGGATAAGTGGTCTTTATATGAAATTGGAAAGTACTGTGATGCCGTAGACAATTCGGGAAAATTTACTGGAGTTGATGACGGCTGGGGCAATAAAGAGGCACGATTTGCTTGTAATCTATACTTACAAGGAAGAGAAGAGGCTTTCAAAGTACTAAATGATATATCCTCAATTTTCCGAGGTATGATATATTGGCAACAAGGACAAGTTAGCGCTGTACAAGATGCACCTAAAGACCCAATTATGAATTTTTCGGATGCTAATGTTATTGATGGTACATTTACTTATGAAGGAACTTCTAGGAAACAGAGACATAACGTTGCGCATGTTACTTGGAATAATCCAGAGGATTTTTATAGAAAGAATGTTGAGTATGTAGAAGATGCTCCAGGTATAGTTAACGCCAATAATCAGATTTTTTCTGTAGATGTAATTGCTGTAGGTTGTACTTCGCAAGGTCAGGCTCGTAGAGTTGGTAAGTGGATTTTATATACTGAAAGATATGAAACTGAAACTATAACCTTTACAACAGGTATGGAAGGTGCAGTAGCTAGGCCAGGAGATCTTATTAAGGTAGCCGATTCCCATAAAGCGGGTATTCGTTACGGAGGTAGAATTGCGGCAGGTAGTACAACTACTACTATTAAATTAGATGCTGCGACTTCTGTTACTGCAGGTAAAACTTATAAGTTATCTCTAATTAATACAGAAGAGGCTTGTATACAGTCTGGAGTTAAACAAGCTGAGACTACTCAAGAGACTTGTTTAAATGCAAACGTAGATAATGAATGGAAACCTTATGTGTGGGTAGAGACCAAGAATGTAACTACTATAGCTAGTACAGAGAAAGTAACAGAGATTACAGTGACCTCTGCATTCGCCAATACTCCTACCACTAATTATATGTGGATATTAGAGGAGATGGGGTCTGTAGAGGCTCAAGATTTTAGAGTATTAATGACTAGGGAGTCTGGTCCTAATTTGGTTGAGATTTCAGCACTGAAGTATCACGGGGCGAAGTATGGATATATTGAAGAAAATATAGCGTTCTCTTCTAAGTCCACTAGTAATTTACCTAATCCTAGCGATCCTATACCATCCCCTTCCAATTTATCTATTAGTGAGGAATTGTATATTGATTCAATGGGTAATGTTAAAAATAGAGCAGAATTTTCTTGGGAGGCCCCAAAAACTGCAGGTACAGCAACTATTTATCCATATATTGCATCGTATTATGTTGAATGGAGAAGAAAGGCGCCTGCAATTACAAACTGGGTTTCTATCGGAGAGACTTCGGCACAAAGTGTTATTATTGATGATGCTCCAGCAGGTACGCTAGAGTTTCGAGTTAAGACAAGGAGAATTTTCTAATGTTATACTCACCTTTTGTTACCTGGGATCAGGAGATATACGGAAAATTAGTACCACCTAATAATGCTACAGATTTTCAGATGGTGGCTCAAGGAGATCAAGCAAATCTATCTTGGACTAAGGTTGCCGACCTAGATGTATCTGTTGGAGGGTACTACTGGTTGAGGTATACTAGTAAAACTTCCGGTGTCACTTGGTCTGATGCTACAGATATTACTAAGAGTATTCCTGGTAACTCCGATAGTTACTCAGCACCTCTTATGTCAGGTACATATCTGCTTAAGGCATTAGACTCCTCAGGTAATGAATCTACTAGTGCGGTATTAATAGAGTCAACCGTAGCAGATCTACTAGCACTTAATGCAGTATATTCTTCTACACAACATCCTTCTTTTGGGTCTGGTACTGCAGATAAAGGTATAAATGATAGTGATACTAGTAATATACTTTATGATAACGTAAATAATGTAATACAATTAAGTGCTGCTAGTATAGGAAGTGGTACACATGATGCTTATTATGTAACAGGTACTCATGAAGATGATGTAGTATCTTCTGGAACTCATGATGATGCTAGATCTACAGGTACTAGTAATGATATAATAGTTTCAGGTACTCATGATGATAATTTAGCTACTGGCACCCATGATGATGCTAGATCTACTGGGGCACATAATGCTATTTTAAATGCGGCTAGCTCTGAGTTCAACGGAACAAACTTTATGGATACCGCATCAGGTAATTTTGATTCTAGGTCAGGTAATTTTGATGCTCAGTACCATACAACTAATAAACTAGAAGACGATAATGCTACTTTTGACTCTACTTGGTTAAATAATTTAGTAAGAAATACTACTGATAATACTACTGCAACAGTAACTGCTGTAGATAGTAGTACAAGGTTAACCTTAAGTTCTGATCTATTTGATGGAGTGAGCGGGGATGCCTATAGACTAGAAACAAAAATAAATCAGCTCAGAGATACTACTGCAACATTTGTAGCTGCAGACGTAGGAAGAACAGTACGAAATAATACTGATGGCGGTACTGCAACTATTTCTACTATTGATAGTTCTAACTTGATAACTCTATCTTCTGCTTTATTTCAAAATGACCATGGAGATACGTGGGAGTTAGAAGCAGGCCCTGGGTACTTAAGGGATACCGGGGCTAGCTTTACTTCCGCTCTAGTAGGTAGAACCGTACGTAATACTAATGATAGTACTACTGCTACTGTATCTGCATTTGTTAATAGTAAGGAGTTAACTTTATCTTCGGGTATTTTCGATAATAAAGATACACATAATTATGAGGTAGAAGCGGGGCCTAATAAACTATATAACACAGGAGGAGGTTTCGTATCTTCTCATGTAGGAAATCTAGTGAGAAATACAAATGATAATACTACTGCAACAGTTAGTGCTTATGTAAGCGCTAATGAGCTTACTTTATCTTCTGGTATTTTTGACAATAAAAATGGGCATACGTATAATGTACATAATGAGACAGGACGGGTTAGAGACACAAGCGCCTCTTTCTCTTCTAGTGATGTAGGTAGAACTATTCGTAATAATACAGATAATACAACTGCTACCGTATCTAGTTTAGTCAGTACTACTGAGCTAGCTCTTTCTTCTGGTATTTTTGACGATCAGANTGGAGATATATGGGAAATAGAGGCAGGNCCTAATAACTTAAGAGATACAGGAGCCNCTTTCACNTCTGCTTTAGTAGGTAGACGTGTTAGAAATACTAATGATAGTACTACTGCTACTGTATCTGCATTTGTTAATAGTAAGGAGTTAACTTTATCTTCGGGTATTTTCGATAATAAAGATGGGCATACGTATGAATTAGAGCCNGGGTACGACAGACTATATGATCCTTCCGCTGCTTTTACAGATGAGTATATAGGTAAATTAGTAAGAAATACTACGGATAATACTACTGCTANAGTCTCTTCTAGAGTTAGCGGTACAGAATTAGTACTATCTTCTGGTATTTTTGATAATCAAGATGGAGAAGGGTATAGATTAGAAGTACCTAATAGTGTATTGAGGGATACAGGAGGGTCGTTCACTTCAGCCGTACTATATAAGATAGTAAGAAACACAAGTACAGGAGCAATTGCAAATGTTGTATCAGTAAGCGATAGTAATAATTTAACCTTGGACACCAATATTTTTGGGCAGACAGATGGTACTAANTATNNTATAGATGGAGACTTAGCATCATTAGGGTATTATTANTTTACAGACCAATCGATAGATTTAGGTCAAATATATACTAGTAGATTAACAGCTAGCTTTGCTAGTAGCTCTTTCACTACCTCTAATTTGTTTGATTTTGAAGCTGGCAACTTCGATAGTGGTTCTGGATTATTCGATGGAACAGATATATCTGATACAAATTCAGTGCTTCAAGTACGTACTACTAATGACGATCCTGCTGGATCCCCTACTTGGGGTAGCTGGTATAACTTTTTCATTGGGGATTATACAGCAAGGGGTATAGCTTTTCGTGCTAAATTAACTAGTGCTAACGTAACACATAATGTAAAAATTTCTTCGCTAGGTACAGTAATAGATATGCCAGATACTATTAAGAGAGCAACAGGGGATACAAGTAATTCTGGCACTAATAACGGTACTAAAGTAGTTACTTATACAATACCTTTTAAAACAACACCTACTGTAGGAATAACGATGCAAGCATCAGATACTGGAGATTATTACACTATTAGTGCTAGTACGCCTTCAGGTTTTACAGTAACTTTTTATAACAGTAGCAATGTAGCTACACAAAAAACATTCAATTGGATGAGTTCAGGATATTAAATTATGGCAATACATGACTATAACATAGCAAATCAATCTTTTCCGGCAACTAGGTCGGATATAAATAATGCATTAGCAGCAGCAGTTAGTAATAACTCTTCAGCAACTGCACCTACTACTACAACTGCATACATGTTTTGGGCAGATACTGCTAATGATGTTCTAAAACAGAGAAATGCAGCAGATAATGCTTGGATAAACGTATTAACTTTATCTACAGGTGTACCATCTGCAGGAGCAGGAGCTTCTGGAGGGGGTACTAACAAGGCTTTCTGGGAAAACGACCAAAACGTTACAGATAGCTATAGTATTACTACTAATACACATGCATCGACTGTAGGGCCTATTACTGTAGATGCGGGAGTAGTAATAACAGTACCTTCGGGCAGTAATTGGGTAGTATTATAGGTAGTTATTAGAGGGAAAGTTAAAGACGTAGAAAAATTTATGTCTTGACTTTTTTGATGGAATTTGATATAATAACATATAAGAAAAGGTCATTAAAATAATTTAGTGTACACCTTTTAACAAGTATATAGCGCATAGGGTGGTAAATCCATATGTGCAGGTTTTTTAATAAGGATTTTACTATGGCAGCAGGGACATACAATCTAAGTATTGAGCAAGGTTCTTCTTGGGAGTTAAGCCTGGAGGTAGATTCCACTGCAGGTACTGATTTAGATATTACAGGGTATAGTTTTGCGTCAAAGTTAGCTAAGTCTCACTATGATGATACTCCAATAACTATGACTTCTGCGATTATTACTGCCAGCACAGGTAAATTTAGATTATCTCTTACACCTGCTCAGACTTCCGCATTAGACGCAGCGTATACATACATATACGACGTGGAAATGACTTCATCTACGGGAGTAGTAACTCGCCTTATACAGGGGAGTGCTACTATTAATGCGGGAGTAACCTCGTGAGTGTAGTAGTATCAATTACTGAAACTACAGGTAACACCATAACGGTTACTTCAGACGAGGTAGTTCTTACTACAAACTCTGTAGCAGTAGGTGATGCAGGAGATATTGCATTCACCCCTACAGGAAGTATTAGTGCTACTAATATTCAGGCTGCTATAGCTGAAGTAGCCTCAGAATCTTCTGGAGTAGCTTCAGGTATTTCTTTTACTCCTGTAGGCACAATTACAGCAACAAACTTACAAGATGCAATGCATCAAATGGCGGATCAAAAATTCGTACAAACCACAGCACCTTCCTCTGGAGATAGTAATCTCGAAGAGGGAGACTTGTGGTATAACACAACCGATAATAAACTAATGGTTTATAGGAACACAACTTGGGAAGAAATTACCCTAGATGCTCAACTATCGGAAAGTTCAGGTACTTCAGAGTACACTGATGTAACTTTAAATGGAGGTTACTTTTAAATGGCTAATACAATCAAGATTAAACGCAGTACAACAACCGCCACTCCTACCAGTCTATCTGAAGGAGAATTGGCATATTCGGAAAATTCCAAGAATTTATTTATTGGAACAAGTGGTTCCAATGTAACTGTAATTGGTGGTAAAGAGGGAATACAGGATGAGGCAGCAGCTTTAATTACTGGTGGTTCTCATACTGGAATTAGTGCAACATATACAGATGGAGGAGCAGGAGCAGGAGTTCTAGCTTTAGCAGTAACATCAGATCCAGTAATCACTCTAGGAGGAGATTTATCCGGTTCTGTTACATTAACAAACTTAGCTAGTGGTACACTAACAGCTACTATTGGTAGTAATACTGTACAGAAAGCTATGGTAAATACCGATCTTATCACAGGACAAACAGCATTAGCGGCGAATCCAGATGGAACCAATGATTATGTGCTTATTTATGATAATTCAGCATCTGCATTTAAGAAAATTGCAGCTAAGTACCTAGGTGCTACTACTATAGGCGATTTAGATAATGTAGGAACAGGAGCTAATACGGA